AGATGCAAGAACTTGGTAAGTCTGCTACTGACGGCGAGTTTACTACCCCCAAAGAAAAGCTAGACCACATGGTTAAGTCTTATGCCAATGAGCACAAGGTAGACACCTATAAAGCCTACGCTGAAGTTGCTAAAACCGCTGAAGGTAAAGCACTTATTAACAAATCCTACAAAGACAAGGAATAAGATACAATGGCAACCATGCTTTCGCGTGACACACGCACTTTCGTAGCTGGTAGTGACCTCACTGCTGCACAATTCAAATTCGTCTCTCTTGCCGCTGATGGTCAAGTTGACGTAACCGCTTCCGCTGGTGGTAATGCCATCGGTATCCTCTCCAACAACCCTGATGTCGGTCAAGCTGCTACAGTAACCGTCACAGGTGGCTACATGGTTGAAGCTGGTGGTACAATTACTGCTGGTGACCAAATTCAATCGTCCGCAACTGGTACTGCCCTTTTGGCTGCTACTGGTGATGTGGTCTTGGGTTACGCTCGCGAAGATGCTGTAATCGGCCAAATCATGCGTATCGAATTTATCACTGGCGGCAACGTAGCAGCCTAAGCATAGTTAAGGAAAACTAATATGCCTCTTTTGACTCCTAGTGCTGTTCACATTGACCAGCCATTGACTAACCTGACGATTGCTTTCAACCAAGAGCCTTCCAACTTCATTGCGGACCAAGTGTTCCCTGTAGTTTCGGTTCCTAAGCAGTCCGACAAATACTACGTCTATAACCAAGACGATAGCAACCGCACTGGCAACGTAAAGCTGCTGGCACCTCGTACCGAAGTTGAACGCATTGGTATGCAACTGTCCACAAGCTCTTACTTCGCTGAAGTATATGGCCTTGGTGCTGACTTCTCCGAGCAGGACTTGGCTAACGAAGATGCAATGCTTGAGACACGCGCTCAGCAGGCATTTGATGTTGTCAACCAGCTTCGTATCCACCGTGAACAAGCCTTCGCAGACACATTCTTCAAGACTGGTGTTTGGGGTACTGAGTACACTGGTGTAGCTAACGCTGACAACGATACCGCAGCAGAGGTCACACAGTGGTCTGACTACACAAACTCTACACCTATCGTAGACGTTACTACAGCCCGTCGTACAGCCTTCCTCAAGTCTGGTGGCTTTGACATGAATACCATGGTTGTAGATGTCGAGACTCGTGACATTCTGATTAACCACCCCGATATTCTGGCACGTTTGAACGGTGGAGCTACCATCACAAACACAGCACTGGTTACTAACGCCAAGCTGGCTGAAATCTTCGAGGTAGAGAACTTCTTCGTAATGAAGGCAATCGCCAACACTGCTGCTGAAGGTCTTACTGCTGTAAACGGCTTCATTAGCTCTAAGAAGGCTATGCTGGTACACGGTCCTAAGCGGGCTGGCCTGCGTACCCCTGCTGCTGGCCTTACCTTCGCTTGGGACTCTATCCCCGGTGTATCTGGTATGGGTATCACAGTAGAAACCTTCTCTGACGATGCTCTGAAGCGTCAACAGATTGCTGAGATGATCCAAGTCAAGATGGCCTATGATATGAAAGTCACAGGCGCTAACTTGGGTGTGTTCTTCAACTCCATCGTAGCATAAACTAAAGTGTCCGAGGGGTGTAGTATCCTTCGGACACCACTACTACCAAAGTGTCAATAGGCACTCAATAATAATAGACATAAACAGTATCTCAAAGAGAAGTCAACACACATGAAAGCTAACGCTAATATGCACCCTACATACTTAGGGTTTCAGATCGACTGGCCGGTATTCATTAAGATTCCATTCTCAAGCGGTAATCGAAACTGGACCAAAGGTGAAGAATACAAGTGGGCAGAACTAGGTTTCGATCAAGCTGCTGTAGCCCGACTATATGCTACAAACTTCATTCACCACAATCCAGCCCTTGAGGCTCAGAATAAAGTAGGTGACCGTCTACACGAGATGAGTGCCTCTCAGCTACATTCCCTTGTGATCCAACTTAATGCAGAGCTTAAGAGCCGCACAGTATCACAAAAGGACTTTGATAAGAACCGCTGTAGGCAGTCCAAGATTGAGGCTAAACAACGGGGTCTTATTCGTCGGTGGTTGTACTCTAACCAGTGGTCCGAAGAGTTCTACTATGACCTACGGGATCGTATCTTGGGTGACAAACCTAAAGCTGAAGAAACTACCACAGAAGAATAAACACATAATAGGATGACCTGATGGCCTTTAGTTACGATGATACAGACCTTACTACAGACACAGCCTCAGGTCGTCTTAATGCTACACGGTTACTCTTGGGGGACACTAACTCAAGTGACCCTCAAGTGCAAGACGCGGAGGTTAACTTCGCTCTAGCCCAAAACGGTACTGATGTCTACTTTGCAGCTGCTTGGCTTGCCCGTGTTGTAGCTTCTAAGTATGCCCGTGAGGTAGATACGGAACTTGATGGACAACTATCTGCTGACTTCTCTCAGATGGCTAAGGCTTACACTAAGTTGGCAGACAGCCTCGAATATCAGGCTAAGACCTCCGGTGCTAAACTAGGTGTATACGCTGGTGGTATCACAAAGACCTCTGTAGGTGTAGCCCGACTATTGCCTAATAGAGTTAAACCATCTTTCCGTAGGGACCAATTCCATAACCCACCTAATCAAGACAGTGGCTTTACTGACCAAGATGATTACTAAGGGGTAACCAATGTCTTCTCTCATGTCTAAAAGCCTCCTATCCCTAGTCAATAGGTACGGTACTGTTACTACACTACAGAAGAACTCTTACGCAGCTTATGACCCAGCTACAGGTTCCGTAGGCACTAATACTTCTACTAACTACACAGTTAAGGCTTACTTCTCTGAATACAACCTTAGTGAGTTAAATAACGATAGTATTGTAATGGGTGACCGTAAGGTAGTATTCCCTAACGTAGATACAAGTGGTGTTGTACTACCCGAACCTGACCCTGATGACATTGTTGTAGGTACAGGCGATAAGGTTAAGATCGTTAGTGTAGCTAAGATTTACTCAGGTGATACTCTAGCCTGTTATATCTGCCAAGTGAGGGAATAATTACATGGCTCAAATGACAGTAAGAGGGAGCTTTGGCAAAAAGGTTCTACAGCTAGAGGAACTCGTAGGAGACACCTTGGCTGAGAAACTTACTAGCTTAGGTCATTATGCCGTAGAAATCTCCCCTGTTTGGTCAGGTGCTTTCGTGAACTCATGGTCACTGCGGCCTATAGGTTCTGGTGGTGGCAGATCAAGGGCTTCATCTTACGGTAGAGACCCAAAGGACACAGGTCGCTTAACACACTCTGAGAGGTCAAACGCTGAATCCGAGAAGGCTGATGCTAAGGCCCTCATCGACAGTGACGTGAGAGAGATTAAAGAGCGTATTCTAAAAGATGGTGGAGCAGTCCTTACGAATAGAGCACCTCACGCTAAGATTGTTGACGATAAATACCTTACTATCACTAGGGTCAAGGACAGGTTCAGATAATGGCTTCAGTATATGACAGAATCCGAAGAGTCCTAGAGACTACCCTAGCAGGTGTAACAGGTGTCCCACAGATTGCTTGGGAAAACGTAACCTTCTCCCCCACTACAGGGACTAGCTACGTAAAGGCTAGGTTTGCACCCACAGTAAGAGAGCCTGCTGTAAGAGGTCTTAATCCTCAAATGTATTATCAAGGCGTTTTTGTGGTAGAGGTCTACTGCCCCGAAGGCACAGGGCCAGCTACGGCAGACGACCTAGCAGACAGTATCATTGACGCTTTTGATGCACCTAACGACCTAACAGTAGATGGTTTGTCAGTTACTATTAGGTATGCAGAACGAGAACTTGGCACTCAAGAAGGTGCTTTCTATCGTGTTCCAGTCAACATTGGCTGGCTCATTTATAACTAGCAGGAGATAGCCTAAATGGCCTTTGCACAGAATAGCCGTAGCGGTCTTAGCTACATCGTAGAAAGCACTTTCGGGACTACTCCTGCTGGTGACTTTACAGCAATCCCACAGAATACTAATAGCCTTAACCTGACTAAAGATCGTGTTCAAGGTAATGAAATCCAGCCTGACCGTATGCTTCGTGTAGACCGTCATGGTAACCGTCAAGTTGGTGGTGACATTGTAGTTGACCTTCGTGATGGTGACCTAGACCCTTTCCTTGAGAGTGCCATGTTTGGTGTTTGGGATGCTACACCTGTAGCTGCACCTGACGTACTTAAGACTGGTGTTACACCTAAATACTTCTCTATCGAAGATGCTGCTAACGATATTAGTCAGTTCCGTGTATTTACTGGCATGTCGGTTAGTTCCTTGGCTATCTCTATCGCCCCTAACCAAATGGTCGCTGCAACCTTCTCTATGGTTGGTAAGAACATGACTATTAGTGGTACAGGTAAGACTGTCACTGCTGCTTCAAGTGCTCAACCTTTTGACGCTTACTCAGGTGACTTGAGTATCGGTAACGTAGCCTCAGCTTCCTCTGTAGCCATTGTTACTTCTATTGACTTCACCATTGATAATGCACTTAGTCCCACCTTTGTTGTAGGTGATGATTCTGCACCACAGCTTGAGTACGGTATGGCTACTATTGAAGGCACTTTTACAGCTTACTTTGAGGATGCTTCTCTTATCACACGCTTCATTGATGAAGTCGAGAGTGAACTGATTGTAAGTGTAAATGACCCTACAGGCGCTAATGAGTATTCCTTCCAATTTCCTCGTATCAAGATCAACGGTGCTGATGTACCTGTAGATGGTGGTACAGGCTCACGAGTAATCACCCTTCCTTTCGTAGCTCTCTATGATGCTACAGAAGGCTCCAACTTGGTTATCTCCCGCCCTGACACCTCTGCCTAAAGTATCCCCGTAAGGGGTAGGCTGGAGTTCTTATGTCGGGTGAGGCTCCAGCCGCTTAAACTACAAACCTAGACATATACCCTGTGATCACCCGACTAATGTAAACTTAACTGAACATAAGAAGCCCTTATGTTAAATATATAGGACAGCCCGACATGGACTTGATGAACTTTATTCCTACAGTAGACACTATTGATGTTGTAGTTAAGAACCCTACTACCCTCGAACCTCTGACTAATGAAGATGGTAGTGAAATGGCAATCACTGTATATGCACCTCACACTAAAGAGTACAAGGCTGCTGTACACGAACAAACCAATATGCGTCTAAAGCAGATGCAAACTAAAGGCAATAAGAACTCAGCCATTACCGCAGAAGAGCTTGAAGTAGCTTCCATTAAAATGCTCGCTAAGACTACTAAGGATTGGAATATCACCTTCGGTGGTGAACAACCTAAGTTTACTGTAGATGCAGCTAAGAAGCTATACCAAGAAGTCTTCTGGATTAAAGACCAGATTGAGGATGAGGTAGCTGAGACTGAGGTTTTTACTCAAGTCTAGCATCTGATTTACTTGAGTGGGCTGAACACCAGTTCCTACTCAATGTACCAGACGCTAGTGGTACTACCAAAAGAGAACACCTAGAGTCAGTAGAAAGGCAGGTTGGACATAGCTTAAAAGAATTAGAGCCTCCTACGGAGTTTCCTAATGTTTTAGCTAATGTCTGGTCTGCCTTTTGTGCTTTATCAAACTGTAGAAGCCAAGGTTTCTCAGGACCAAACCCGATAAGTTACCGCGACATCAAAGACTACAAAGAATTAACTGAAAGTCCTATATCCCCTAAAGAGGTTAATCTCCTAAGGGACTTGGACGGGGTTTACATGAGGACTGCACATGGCTGACGATATTATTAGTTTAGTAATCAAGGTAGATGACAAAGGTGTCGTCAAGGGAGTAAAGAACGCTAAGTCACTAGAAAATAATATCAAGGCACTTTCTAAATCTTTCAAAGGTGGTAGTCTCTCACAAAGACAATACTACAAAGGTATTAAAGAGCTTGCAGCAGCCACGGGTAGGTCTGAAACAGAACTACGTAAGTTCGCTAACGAGCTTAGAAGGGCAGAGAGAGTCCAAAGAGCCGCTGCTGCTGCTGCTAGACTTGAGGCTGAAGCTCGTAGGGCTGCCGCTCAAGCTGCTAGGGAAGCTGCTGCTGCTGCTAGGGAAACTGCCAGACTTGCTAGGGAAGAAGCCAAACTAGCCAGAGAGGCTGCTAATGCCGCTAGAACTCGTGCAGATGCTAATCGCAGACTTCGTATGGAGTTTAGAGAGGGCTACGCTGCTCAGGTACAACTCCGTGCTGCACAAATGCGTCTTAGCCAAGCCCATCGTCAGGGTATTATTAGTGCTGAGGAATACGCAAGACAACTGGCAAGACTAGGGGATTCTTCGCAGAACAGTAGTCGCCACATGAGCCGTGCTGGTGTAGCTATGCAGCAAGTAGGCTATCAGACTGGTGACTTCTTGGTACAGGTTCAGTCTGGTCAAAGTGCTATGGTGGCTTTTGGTCAACAGGCAACTCAGATGGTCGGTGCATTGTACATGCTTCCTGCTGCTACTCTTGCTAGTAGTGTATCTATTCTTGGCCTTAGTGTTTCTGTTAGTGTTCTTATTGCCTCCCTTGGTATTATCATTCCATTGCTCACTGCTATTGGTGCTGCTTATCTAAAGATGAAAAAGGCTAACGATAAATCTGCCGATGCTGTTACATACCTAGATGGTAAGATAAAGTCAATCACAAGTAGTCTTGAAGACTATAAAGCCCTACAAGAAGCTATTGCCAGTGGTGTGTCTCTTGATCAGTTGTTTGCTACTAGGGGGATAGATAAGGCTAAAAATGACCTTGCTGCTGCCAAGAAAGAACTTGAGAGGTTTGCAGAGTTCACAGAAGCTGTAGGTCCTGCGGCTAATCCATCGGCATTTATAGACCAAATTAAGTCTTTGTTCGGGGCTGATAAAGCTTCAAAGTACGAGGCTGCTGTAAAGAGAGTTATAGCTGCTGAGACAGTCCTTGCTGAACTAAGACAAAAAGAGGCAGACACCAGAGCGGATAACTTTGCTGATAGTTCACTTAAGCTAAAGCAAGAACTTGAGATACTACAAGCCCAAGCTGACTTTGGTAAAGATAGTCCTCAATCTATTAACAAGGAATTAGAGCAAGAGCTTAGAAATCGTAAATCTGCTATTGATGCTAGGGTTGTTGCTGGAGAGCTTGATGCTAATGCCGCTGCTTCCCTTAAGTCACAGGTAGAACGTGCTGCTGCATTGTTGGCTCTAGTAGTATCTAACACTACTGCTGAAGAACGTAAGGCAGAAGCTATAAAGCTTTCCTACGAATACTCTCAAAGACAAGCAGACTTAGCACAAGAGCAAAAAGCTGCTGTAGAGGCTATTGTAGCTACTGTAGATCAAGAGACAAAATCCCTTAAGGATCAAATTGATCTAAATAAACTAATCTTGCAGCACGGAAAAGAATCTTCTGAAGTTAAAGCTTTTCAAGCAGAGCAAGCCCGTAATAACTATAAAGCCGAAAAAGAGGCAGAGGGCATACTCGGTAATAACCTTAAGATTATTATGGCCTCTTACGATGAGAACGTAAAAATCACGGATGAAATGTATAACCTAGTTGACGCTGCTACCGACCTTGGTACACGTCTAGGTATGGCCTTCTCTGATGCAATAAACCTAATACGTCAAGCTAAGGCTGAAGCTATGGTTGGGCTTGATGCCTTCGGTGGCTCTGGTGACTTTAAGTACAGTACCCCAACTGTATTTAATAAGCTAAAGAAAACCGGAGGCCGTAAATCAGGTGGCGGTGGTGGGGGTAAATCCCCTGCCGAAGAACTATCGGAATACCTACAGAAGAAACAAGAAGAAGCTAGACTACAAGAGAGACTTCTTGGCCTCTTTGGTGAAGAAAGAGACATCCAGTCTGAGCTAATCTCAGCTAAAGAGAAGTACAATGGTGTAATGACCACTGCACAAGCTAATGAGCTAGAGGCTACCCTCCGTCAGATAGCTGCTGATAAAGAACGTCAGGCTGCACTAGAG